TGAACGACAAAGCCTAAGCCAGGCTCTTAGACCCAAGGCAGACAACTAATGGCGCAGCAATATTTTTATGATGGACAAATACGCAGATTCCTAGTTCAATTCATGCGAATTGTTAGTAATTTTGAAGTTGAATTTGGTAAGGATCGCGACGGCATTAGAACTTTGCAGCGTGTTCCGGTATACTACGGAGATCCAAGCCGACAAGGTGCTACCATCCTGCGAGGCAATAGTGAAAATACCTTGAACGCAGTACCGGCCATGAGTGCCTATATCAGTGGTTTCACTTACGCCCAGGACCGCATGCAAGAACCGTCGTTTGTGAGTAAAATGAGCATTCGTGAAAGAACCTATGATGCTGAAACTGGTCTATACAGCAACCAACAAGGCGACAGCTACACTATTGAAAGACTGATGCCAGTTCCTTACAATTTAGAAGTAAAATTGGACATATGGACCAGCAACACCGAACAAAAGATGCAGTTGATCGAGCAATTGGCTGTGTTATTCAATCCCAGTTTGGAAATTCAAAGCACAGACAATTACATTGATTGGACCAGCTTAAGTTATGTGGAATTGACCAATGTGTTGTGGACATCGCGAACAGTGCCTGCGGCGGCAGAAGAACCAATTGATGTTGCCACATTGACATTCACCATGCCAATTTGGATCAGCGCACCGGCCAAGGTTAAACGCCTGGGTGTTATTCAAAAGTTTGTTGGCAGTGTGTACGACGAAGATGGCGCATTAAGCGAAGAAACTTTACTGCTGAATCTTATCTCACGTAGATACATTACCCCAATGGATTACGGAGTATTTTACGCTGGTAATCAACTGCAATTACTTAAAAAACAAGAAGTGGTTGACGCCAATGACAATATTATACAAGTTGCTCCGCCTGTTACTTGGAAATCATTGATTGAAGTTTACGGAACACTTATAACAGGTAGCACAGAAATTAGACTTTTGTTGCCAACTGGCAATGAACTAATAGGCACAATTGCTTTTCATCCTACAGATCCGTACATATTATTATTTGAAGTATTTGAAGATACTGCTCCTTCTAACACACTGGCAGCAGTCGATGCTGTTATCAATCCGCAAAATGTTAAAGTTGACAGCGATTTGTTGTCGCCGGCAACTAACACACGGTATCTACTCACTGATTCAATTGGTTCTACTGCCAATGTTGAAGGCAGCATAGTGTGGGGCGATTTGGTAGCAAATGCAAATGATATTATTCAATACACTGGATCTGTTTGGCAAGTGGTATTTGATAGTCAAAATGAAACTTCAACAGAATACGTAACAAATACCTTGACTGGTGTACAGTATCGCTGGACAGGCGAAGAATGGGTCAAGGCAGTAGAAGGTGTTTATCGAGGTGGTGAGTGGAGTCTTATCATATAGGTTGTGGCGCACTAATCTATAGTATTCAAACAAAAAGATATCTTTTTTTATTGAGAAATCAAAAACGACATGCTGGCTCATGGGGCCTAGTAGGGGGCGGTGTTGAATCAGGAGAAACTCCTGTTGAAGCATTGCATCGTGAAATACAAGAAGAAATCAATTTACAAAACTTTAGACAAATAGTGCCTTTGGAAAAATTCACAAGCGATCAAGGAAATTTTGAATACCATACGTATCTTATTACCGTAGATCAAGAATTTATACCAGAATTGAATGAAGAGCACAGAGGTTATGCCTGGACTGCTATATCAGATCATCCAAAACCATTGCACCCGGGTGTATGGAGAACTTTTAATTTTCGTGCTATTATAGATAAAATTGCAACTTTTGAAAAAGCCTTAGAGATCACATTCTAACACAAGTTGTCTGTAATTTATTCTACGTAGATTTGTATGACCGTACCACTCAGCAGGCATGTACCCACGACCAGTGCGGCTGGCCAAAACAAAATCCACTAACGGATAAGTTTTAAACACGTGAGACATAGACAAACTCATAAATTTATCATTTTGCACTGTGCTATCCAAATAGCCGTTGGTATTTGCATAAACATTGTTGGTGGTTCCGTGAGTATCGTTTCCGTCAAAGCCAATTAAAATAACTTTGTGATAACCATCAAAACAAGCAAGATACGCAGCCAATGATCCTGCATTCCAACCAGGATCTTGAGGTATCAGATGAAATGATTCTGGATAATCTAGTATTGCTGCGCCTGTGGCATAAGCAACATTTGATTTACAATATTTTGATTCAACTGCCTCTTTTATGACATCAGGTCTGGTACAAACTAAAAAATCACAGGTGAAATCTCTGAATATTGCATTACAACCGTAAGTTTGTATCCTTCGCTTGACATTTGGTTTTTTAAATTCGTTTAAATCAAATTCCAGTCTGCTGACACCATTTCCTATAACCAAAGCAGTTTTTCCATATCCTTGATAATTGAGTGTTCTTTGAACGTGTTCCGTAGTGTATTCCCAGACACCATCTTTATAGCTTGCGGATGTGTAGATATCTTCGCCTGAATAGGAATTACGAAATAACTTTTTTATAGATTTCATTAGAATCTGCCTACAACTACTTCAATCGTTCTAACTTGTGTATCCTCAATTGATTCTAAACTTTTACCAAGCACACACCCTGGTGTATACCTACTGAGGTCTATTGCCTGTGCAACTCCAGGGGTATTGCTAGTTACTAATACTGTGCCTTTGTCAACAGGACCTTGTACTTGGCAAGGTACTCGACCAGTTAGTGCTACTGCAAGTCCGGCGGCTTGGTCGTTCATCAAATATGCTGGGTTGGTACTCACTACTCCTGCTACCCTAGCGTCGTGCGAAATGTCAGTAGTGGCTATTTCTTTTTCGCCACCAAATATAACAACTGTGCCCGCAATGTAGTCGGTATCTGCTTCAAATACTTCTGCCAAATCTGCGTATCTTGCACTTGTGGCCGTAGCATTTAATACTCCAGTTTGTGGTATAAAGGTACAAGTTGTGCTAACATACTCGGCCGATGTAAATCCTTTAGTTTGTGGTTGCATGGCCACATAGTAAGGTGTAGTATCACCTTGTACAGGAAAAACTTGCAGCGTTGTTTTGTTTACACTCATTACGCTTGCGCCTCAGTCCAGGACAGTCTACATGCACATGAAGCAGTTGAAGCACCAATATTACGAACCATGATAGTGATTATATCTGGACCATCAGGGTAAAAAGCTGTATTACTTCTGCTTTCTCCGCCACCTAATATGCTTGATCCCATGTCTCTAACTAAATCTAATTCTTGTTGTGTTGTGGTAAAGTTCGAACCGCCGGCTGTGTTAAGATAGAAACCATAAATTGTTTCGCCACCTGTTAAGGTTGTGGTTCCTTGATGCGGAACATATTGAGCCAGACTGGATCCGCCCACTGACTGCCAACCCACTGTACCGTTACCCGCAAAACCGTTTAGTACCAATGTAACCAAGAATTGACCAGTGCTGGTAAAGTCTAATTGTCGCAAAACCATCTGCATGCGATTTACTATTTCTCGTGAGCCCAAAGTGGTACCGCTAATACCGTTGCTTACACTGGGAGCAATTCTAAAACTTAGTAAAGCATTTGTGGCACCAGATGCTATTGCCAAAGTTGAAGTCATACCTTGTGTAAATACGAAAGATTTATCATCATCATATCTACCATCCATGATAACACTGGTACCCCAGTGACTAATAGTAGGACTAAAACTAGGACTGTGAAGCTCAACCGCAACAGGAGCAGTTGCGCTGTAAGTGAACGATTGTGGGCCGCCTGTCCCCATTGTGCCAAAAATCATAGCCTGTGTAGCAGAACTAGTAGCTGCTTCAGTTAATGTAATAGATGTGTTGGTAGATACACTCACTACAAAAGTATCTGCAGGAATACCAGTGCCCACTACATATTGCCCAACTTTTACATTAACAGTATTGGATGCAGTTACAATGGCACTGTTAGCAGTTTGTACCACAGTTTGCGTTACACCAGGACTACCTCTGGTTACTCCGGTAAATGTAGGACCAAATGTAACTGTTTGTGTGGATGTAAATGTAGCAGGTTGGCTTAGTACAACAGAAGTATCAGTAGTTAAACTTTGTACCGTGGTACCCGAAGGTATGCCATTGGCAACAACAAATTGCCCAACAGACACCCCAGTGGTGTTAGTACCTGTTATTGTAGTGCTGCCAGCATTTAGTGTAAAACTCAATGAAGTTGCACCACCTTTGCCTGTGTAATTTACAAATTCACTGGCAGATTGGTTATGAATCCATAAAGTACCAGTGGACGGGAATTCTAGGTGATCTGCTACACTTACAGTAGCATCACCGGTTCCTAAACTTGCAGATAATATTGTGTACTTGCTAAATGTGTTTACCTCATACCGTCCGGGTAAGTTACCTGAACGCATATAAGCTTCATAGTTTACATTATTATTTGCTTGTTTGTGGCAATAGATAATATCACCGTTGGGTCCACGGAATCCCCAGCGAATAAAGCCTGCTCCATACCATGAATAGTCAATATAAAACATCTGCATACGACCTAGATCTAGTCTATATCCACTAGGCCCTGTTCCGTCACAGCGGTCAATGTTCCATTGACTCTGCGGAATTCTTTGATCGATAGTTTTTGTTATAACTGCATTGTTTGCTGCAATTAATCCTCGATAAGGTGGAGTAATGGTAAAACTAGAGTCCGAAGTAATATCAACCACGCGGTAAGTCATGCCTTTGATGTTGATAAAATCATTGGGACTTAATTGTCTAGCAAAAATAGGTGTAGCACCATTATTGGTTGCTGCAGATACTACTGCGCCTCCTACTGCCACATTGCCCAAGCTGCCAATTTGATATGTTGAACTGCGTTTGACAGCGTATATTTGTTGTCCATCAAATTCAAAAAACAATCCATTTTGACTGTCAAACATGCCTAACCTGATACTGGCACCATTCCAATTGGCCACTGTTAACTGCGGAAATCCTGTGGCAGTTGCACTGCTTGGAGTTGATGATGCTGTGTATGTAAATCTATATCTATCTAAACTTTGTACAACAGTAAAACTTCCGTTGTAGACAGTTTCATTGCAACCTGCCACTATGATATTCAATCCTGGTTGAACAAACTGTGCAGACTTGGTAGTCACTGTCACAGTGGTTCCACTGCTGGTAATGCTGTCAATCTGAATGCTGGGCTTCATGGTTGAACCGGTACTCATTTGTAGCCCTTTACCAGATTGGTATCTAAAGTATCTACGTGTCTGTCTTATAATTTGTTCGTTGTGGCTGGATGTAAATGTACTGAATTGCACGCCGCCATCGTAAGCTCTGTGTTGAAAAGATCCTTGAGGTCTAACAAACACATTACCTCCGGTGGGATTACCGCCAGGTGCAGTAACAGAGTAATAACTAAATGAAGAGCTATTGCTCACACCCGAGACTACCCATGATCCATTGGCATTGGCCTGCCCTGTTCCTGACACACCTATTTCGTTACCAACTGCCAATCCATGCGGCACTGAAGTAACAACATTGATCAAGTTTCCGCTGAAACCCATGCTGCTGTATGTGATGGCAGCATTGCTGAACAAGGTTCCAGAATATGCTGTGGTAACGCCACTAACAAAAATTGATCCAGTGACGCCAGTAAATGCACTTCTTGCCGTATATGAAAAACTTGTGCCACCTACAACACTGTCAATGATATACAAACCGTCTGCACCCGCAAACAGCGTATCTACAATAAACACTGGAGTACCGGCTGCTGGAGGACTTGCAGTAAGCACTGTAATTGTTCTTGAATTGTTTGTAGCATTTACTCCGGTTATAGTAATTGGGGTATTAGTATTCCAACTAGCAAAAGGACGGTTATTTGTTAAACCCAAGCTTTCCCATTTGGTTGCTTGTGTACTATATTCAAAGTCGGTGTCAATCAGTGCTTGTGGTTGGCTGGTTCTAAACTTGTTGACTGGATCAGTATAAAGTTCGTTTGGCTTGAAACTTTCTTCGTATTCGTCGATGATAATTTGTAGTTTATCTGTGCTGGTCATACTAGCAGTATTGTAAGACAATACTACAGTTGTAAAAGTATTGTTAGCAGCATCAGTGGTGATACTGTGGCTACTCATAGTAAGACTAGCATCTGAAAAATTAAAAATTACTTGA